CTAGGCATAAAGGTAATGGAGAATCAGAACTTAACTAAGAGGTTTTCCCTAGCTGAGTTTAAGAGTGGTAGTTTATGGTGTATAAGAGTTAAGAATAGTGCTGAAAGGTTAGGGAGAGATAATTTTGGTAGAGGTAAAGCCTTTGAATTATTTTGGGTAAGTAATGAGGAGGCTGAAAGTTTAGGAGTGGGTGATGAGATACAACTTTAAAAGGGCTTACTCACTCACAATAGGTACAGCCCCTACTATTGTAGAGTCCACTATACCTGAGTACCTAGACCCTGTACAAGTACCTTGGAGTCTGCTAAGAAATAAAGGTGAGGCGTTAGTCTTACTAAACATTCCTGCTAAAGCTATCGAGATTAACACTTTACAGATGAAAACCTCTATAACAGTGTCTACAGAGGATAAAGGGCAGAGTGGCCAGACTACGATAGAGGTGCTTAACCTAGACCCTGACACTCTCCAGTTTATCACAAGAAAGAATAGTCTTATAGTGTTAAAAGCAGGGTATGACTATGAGGCTGATAACCTACCCATCATATTCTCAGGGCAGGTTAAAGATGTGAGTAGTAGGAGGAGTGGGGGTGACTTAGTAACTACTATTACAGCGTCAGATGGCTACACACCCTCCACTGGTGTTAAGATATCTACATCACTTATTGCTAGACCCCCTCTTATAAATTTAAACTATGAGGATGTGTTTAACCACCTTATTAGGATATGGGCGGATAATGGTGTCACAATATCTAAAAGGAATATCCTATTAGATAACACCCTCCCCCTAAGAGTAGCCCCTAAGGATATCTTAATTCCTGATGGGTGGTCCTATGAGGGTTATCTTAGAGATGCTATGGATGATTTATGTGAGCATTTTAACTACACCCACTATCTACAAAATAATATATTATTCATACACCCGATAAACCTTCCCAACTTTACTAATGTGTTTGTACTAGGGGAGGATCAGATACAGGACATCCACTCATCAGTAGTGTCTGACAATAGCTCTACAGATGAGGAAAAGCTAGGACACACTATGACATTATTCTTAAATGGTAAAATAAAAATGGGTAATAGGATTAGAGTGGCTGAGGGTAATTTTAAAGGGGACTATCTAGTAAGCTCTATCAAACATATGCTAGACTTTAGAGGGCAGTCTTGGGCTACAGAGGTAACTACGGAGATTGTTAAATGAGTTTATTCACAGTAATACAATCTCATATAAGTAAGCTTAAGGATACGCTGTATACAAACTCAATAGGAGAGATTGTAGCGGTGAATATCACAGGTAATAGTATAAGTAGTGTAGACGTAAGACCAAGTGTTAATAGGCTATATAATGACGGAGAAGAACGCCTTAAACCCGTCATACATAACGTCCCTGTGGTGTTCCCAAGTGGGGGTGGTGGTATTATATCATTCCCCTTGAGTGTTGGTGATACAGTGTTATTAGTATTCGGTAGAGAGGATATAAGCAATTTCTTGAAAGATAAACGTTTAGGTCGTCCTGCCACACAAAGAAAGTTTAGTATTAATGATGCCATAGCTATTCCTTGCTTAACTCCTTTTAGTGACACTCTCAATCCATCTAAGGACAAAGTAGAGCTTAAATACAAAGGTTCAGTAGTTAGCATAGACAATGAGGGTAACGTAGAAGTAAAGAGTCAATCTAAGGTGTCTGTAGACGCGATAGGAGAGGTTAGAGTTAAAAGCCCTACCCTAGTATTAGATTGTCCTCAAGTAACGATTATCGGCGCGTTAAACGTGACAGGAAACGTATCTACAGATGGGGATCTCATAACTCCAATCATACCATCCCTAAATACACATAAACATGGCTTAATACAAACAGGCACATCATTATCAGGAGAACCACTACCATGAGTGATCTAAGACTAAATTCTGAGGGTGACTTAGATATTACACAAGGTAAGTTAACTCTTATAGATACACAACAAGAGCTACTAAAGCAAAAATTAACTATCACCCTCAACACGTATAGAGGGGAGTGGTTCTTAAATACGCAAAGAGGAATCCCCTACTTACAAGTTATACTTAAGAAAGGAACACCTAAGGCTTTGGTGGATAGCATATTTTACCAAACAATACTAAGCTATGAGGATATTCTAAACATAACAGAGTTTAACTCAAGTGTAACCAAAGGGGTGTACTATTTAAGCTTTAAAGCTACGGTGGTCAGTGGTGAGATAATCACCCTAGAGCAAGATATGATAATAGCATAGGAGGAATAATATGCCGTTCACAAGTAAAGGCTTACGAGCTAAAAGGTTCAGTGATATTCTTCCTGAATTGCAACAAGAATTAGTTAATAGACTAGGCATAAGCCTTGACACCACCCCTGACACAACACTAGGAATCCTCCTCAACATATTTGCATCAGAGGTTAGTACACAAGAATCTCTTAATCAAGCAATGGCTGATAACTTTGATATAGATAAAGCTCAAGGGGTTTACCTAGACTCTCTAGTTGCACTAAGCGCGTTAAGTAGGCTACAAGAGAGTTTTTCTACAGGGAGTGTATTTTTTAAGGTGGATACTGATGGTACGAGTATCCCAAGCACTACTCTCCTAAGAGACACTCAATCTAATGTGTACAAAGTAGTTGTGAACTCTCAAGTAAACTCATCTACGTGTACTAATATTAAATTTGTATCAGATATAGTGGTGGGTAATGCCACTATTTATATTAACAGTCAAGAGTTTACTCAAACCTACACCTCTACTCCTACACCCCTACAAGTGGCAATTGATATGGAATTTCTTATTAACCAGTCAGCCCCCACTGAGTACCTTGTTAAGAGAGTGGGTCCAGTTGTAGAAATATCAGCTATTAATAAGTTTAGTGATTTGAATGTCACTCGTAACGAGAATATGGAGTTCATTGAGGTGGAGGGTAGAGTTAGCGTAATAGCAATTAATACTGGACCAACTAATCCTCCTATAGACACTGTTAAGACATCTATCTCTGCCAATCCTAATGTTATCTCCATAACAAACTATGATACTTTCACCGTGGGGAGGTTGGTAGAAACTGACGCTGAGTTAAGAGTTAGGCATCAACGTAGTCCACAGACAGCTAGGAGTAGTACAGCTAGTGCTATAGCTAGCAGACTGTCAAATATTAGTGGTGTGTCATTAGTGAGGATCTTTGAGAATACTCAACAAGTTACTGACTCAGACGGTAGACCACCCCATACTTACGAGTGTATTGTAGAGGGTGGGAACTCTCAGGTTATAGCAGAGAATATCTTTGATTCTAAGCCAGTGGGTGTAGGCACATATGGACTAGAGGACTATGTTGTAGAGGACTATGCAGGGAACCTTACAGGGGTGAGTTGGTCAAGACCTAATCCTCAGTATGTGAATGTCAGAGTTACCTACAGTAGATATAATGAGGAGCCTTTCCCTGATAATGCAGTACAAGCCCTTAAGGACGCTATAGTGGAGTATGGGAGTAACTTAGGGTTGGATGTAGACATTATCCCTCAGAGAATGTATGGAGTAGTTTATAACACAGTTTCAGGAATAGGATCACTGAACATCGAAGTGGGCACGTCTCTAATTCCTACCACAGCTATACCAGATTTAGTCACTTACACTACAAATACAATTCCCATCAGCAAGAGGGACAAGGCTAACTTTAACGAATTAAGAATACAAGTAGTTCAGGCTGGAGGGGGTTAATAATGAGTGTATTAAACTACCCCAACTACTTAGTGAGTGCGGATAGTAAACTACTAAGCCAGTTTAGAGAGAAACCTATAGTGCGGGGGTTGCTATTAAGCGCACTAACTCCTTTGCAAGAAACACAACAAAGTCTAATAGACTACTCTATAAATAATAACCTAGAACTAGCGGTTGGTAGTCTCTTAGATGTCATAGGAAAGCTAGTAGGTGAGTCACGAGGAGGGAGATCAGATAGCTCTTATAGACAGGGTATTTTTAACAGAATAGTTATTAATAGCTCTGAGGGGACAGTTAATGAAGTCCTTGAAATTCTAGTGCTTTTATCTAAAGGGGGTAGGCATAGAGTATTTGAACACCACCCATTAACTAGTGCCTACTATACAACAGGGACAGCCTCTAAAGATTTAGCTAAGACCCTTACGTCTGTATCCCCAATTACCTCAGACAGTGTAAGTGTGTACCATGACCCCCTAGAGGATGCTTTCATTCCTTGTGAGTTAGAAACGAGCTTAGGGGTGTTAATAGATAATGTTGGGAATAATATCTCTAATAACGAAAGTAGGAATATCGCTGTTACATACCTTACAGCTATTGGCAATTCTGATAGTTTTCAAGCCATACTACCTGAGCAGGGTGAGACTAGTAATGATAACAGACTTCCTTGTGAAATGTTTAGATAATATAAAGGATAATAATAATGGCATTAAATCCAGTACAGCCAATCACATCAAGTAATGCAACAGCCACTAATGGCAGTCCTACTATTACTGTTTTTGGTAACGTAGACTGTTCAAAAGTATTCCAAGGAAGTATCCTACACTTAGGTGGTAATAACCCTGTAGAGGCAATCTCAGGGACTGCTGCTAACGGTGCGGGGGAGAGTACTGTCACTCTTAGATTTAATTGGACAGAGGCAACTCAGACAGGGAAACTATTAATCTTTAACACGGTAGAGGGGTTAGTAGGGGCTATTCAAAAGGCTCAGAATATTGTAGAACAAACATCAGGTATAGAGGCAATAGGTGGAACAGGGTTAGTTGAGAAAACTGGCGATAATACGTACACAACAGCGACTATCACTACAAAAGGTAAACAGATACTCATTGCCACTACAAATCAAGAGGTTAAGGATACCCTCGGACTTGGTACAGCATCCCCTTTAAATGTTACCACAAGTAAGACAGATACTACAGCAGGTAGAGTGTTAAAGGTAGGGGACTTTGGCATAGGCGAGACTGACACTACATTATTAATTGGGAGTGTTAATCAGACAAATATTGCGGGTGGAACCTATAGGGTTACAGGTCTTAACATAGGAACTAAACCCCCTTTTGAAGATTTCATAATGGTGGTGAGTCGTTATAACTCTCAAGACTCAAGCCAGATGGCTATAAGACCTCAAGACCAAACAGTGTGGTTTAGAGTTAGTAATATGGGGGTGTTTTCCGCATGGGTTAAGCTACATAAGACAGGGGATGACATAGTTCTTGGCACTTCAACGTTCAATGGTTTAGCTACTTTAAATAAGACAGGGGCAGATGGACTAGTAGCTGAGTTTAGGAAATCCACGACCTTTGTAGGCTCGATAGCCTTAACAGGGACAACTACCACGTATAACACAACCTCTGATTACAGATTAAAAGAGGATATTAAACCAATACTTAACGCTAGTCAGAGAGTCCTAAATCTTAAGCCTATAAATCATGCTTGGAAAAAGGATGGCACTCGTACAGATGGCTTCCTAGCACATGAGTTTGCTGAGGAGTGTCCTCAAGGTGTGTCTGGTGAGTATAACAAGGTAGATGAAAAAGGAGAGATAGTCCCTCAGGGGATGGATGCTAGTAAAGCGATACCACTTCTTACAGCGTCCCTACAAGATGCCTTACAACGTATTGCATTATTAGAGAGAGAACTACTTAATATAAAGGATAATAATAATGGCGATTAATCAAGAAAGTGTAAGATGGGCTAGTGTTGATGAAACAGATGCCGTTAACGGATTGGCGAATAAGATAGCCCCCACAGCGAGTATGAGAAATAGTGGCTTAAAGCGTAGAGAGCCTCTATCTAGGAATATCCTAAACCATCAACTTAACGCTCATGCTGAAGCCTTTGCAGACTTACAAGCCCAGATAACGGCTTTAACATTGAACGCAGGTACAGGTTTAATTTCTCAGATATACGGGGTAGGAAGTTACTACATGACAGAGGCTTCAGCAAGCCCCGCCACGATATTAGGGATAGGTACATGGGTAAGGGTGCAAGGTAGATTTCTAGTTGGTAGAAGTGATACAGATTCATCCTTTGACGGTGTTGGCGAGGAGGGTGGTGCTAAAGAACACGCTCACTCTAACACACTTTCTGTCAATGGTCATGCAATTACTCCTAGTGAAATGCCTAGCCACTCACATCCTTATCGAGATAGATACCACGCTGAAAACAGCAATCAGTTTTCAGAATTTGGTGTAAAAAGTGAGGCAATGCCTAATAATTATAATCTTAAAATGGGTACTAATGGAACTGATAGAGACAACAACACATTCCTATATATTGATGATGACACTGATAGTGTAGGTGGTAGTAGCCCTCACACTCATGGACTTTCAGGAGGGATAGCAAGTAATTCTAACCTCCCTCCTTACAGGGCGGTTAACATATGGCGTAGAACAGCTTAGGAGAAGTAAATGTCAACGAATGATAGAATCCAACTATCGGAGTTACCAGAGTTAGACCCCCTTGATTTTGATTCAGAGAATTTAATCTTAGTAAGAAAAACCTCTAATAATGTAGATTATAAATTCAAAGTATCATC